CATGTGCCTTTCTCAAAATCAAATCGAGACAAGTGAGTATCAGGTTCTCTTGCGTTTCTTGCTTCATAGAACATTGTGACATTTGGCTTTTGCCCCATGAGTTTGATACCAGAATCCATCCACCCAGCAAAAGCAGAACCACCACGCGCTGACATAAACGAAGCATCGTCGGCTCGTTCTTTACCAGTATGATGCGCGATGATTACTGCCACCCCAAAGAGCTCAATCAAACGATCGACTCTTGATAATAAATTATGTATCTCTTGATTGCTGTTCTCTTCACCATCAAAGAAGTTGATGATTGGGTCAATCATGACAATATCCGGTTGATGATATTCAATACTTCTAGCAATACCATCAATATCTTTATCTCTCATCAAGTTCTTTCTTAATCTACCAGTCGGTATCAAGTTAGCATGACCAATCGCCATCAAGTCTGGGTCATGCATGTACGGCTGATAATAAATATCAATTCTATTTTTTAAGAACTCTTGGATAATCTCTGCTTGCAACCACATCACTTTACATGGACGCGTAAAAGGTCTACCCATAAAAGGTTGTCCAGTTGAGGCCGCCGCGGCAAAGCCACCAAGCCAATGCGACTTACCAATCTTAGGCTTACCAATCAACAAACATCTAGATTGTTCAAAGATAAAACAATCACCCCAAAACTGACCAATAGAACTAGGTTCTAAGCCAGTCCAGAACTCATCGTTGTAAGGTTTCAAACCCAAGGGGTCAGTTAAATCATCTTTATGTTTCTGAGTTACAATAGGATCTTCTTGTTCTAGTATCTCTTTGAGTTCTTCACCTAAATTTATTTCCCATTCACTAGTCTTCCATTCCAAGATACCAGCATCCGTATCTTCCGGATGTCTTTTAATATGTCCTTGGGTAATTGACATACACGTTTGTAATACTTCTGGAAAAGGTAAAGGTTGTTGTAAAGTTTGATTCCAATCAAAACATTTAATCAAGACTTCACGATAACCCCAACCTTCTTTAATCCATTTACCAATCAGTCTAGCTAAGGTATCGTTTCTTTGACCGACATCTACTGGCTCTGAAGAAAGCTTGGCTTTACCATCTAGTATTGAAGTTACCTTATCCGATTGATTGTAATCGTGAATGTTATTCAGATCTTCCATGTTGAGCATCGGTAAATCATCGATGTCGTTCACGGCTGAACCATTGGCTGTTGCAAAGTAATACTTATTAGAAGGTGAAACCATAACGTAACCACCCTCACCTCTGACATCTAGTTTGCCAGTCATGTTTCTGACATTGAGGCCTTCATTGATTTGATAGAAGTAATGATAACCACCACGAGGAGTTTTTTGTTTAAGAGGCGATCTAGTTACTTGACCAGATTCTACGAACTCTACCGCCTCTTGGCTATCGCAATCTAGAACTACAAAAGTAATCCCAGTAATAGCCGCCCAGTTGGCTCCTGGATATCTAGCCAACCACTCTCTTAATTCTTCTTTAGTGGGTTGTCTTCTTTGATACGTTTCCCATTTAACTCTAGGTGTCTTCGCCCACTTTGCACTGAGCTTGTCATCGTCTTCAAACGGATGACGCTTTCTAAAATATTCTGGGATGGCTTCGTTTCGAGAACCACAAGGTATCAAATGAAAACCTTCTTCCCAGAAAGACCAAAGCATTTCTTGTCTGGCTTCCTCGGAAATATTTTCCCAATCTTTATTGGCGTTTAGTATTAATGACATTGTTTCTCCCTAATATCTTTTAGTAACTGTTAAACAGTTTCTTCAATTGGACCATAGATGTCCTCCCAGGTTAAGGCCTTACTAGTTAAGAGCATAATTTTTTTTGCCTGCTTAACTGTAGGCTGACGCTGACCATAATACCAAGAATTAACTGCATGCTTAGATACTTCCAAATCTTTTGCAATTTGTTCTTGGCCTCTATTTTTTATGTATTCTTGTAATTTATTCATGGCGGTATTATAAAGAAGCTATTGCAAAATGTATAATTATTTTTTATTATTTGTGTAAATTAATTTTAAATTATTTGTTGACATTTTGCATAACTATCTATTTAATTGCTAATGAACAAATTTACAGAGAGATTTTATGAATGATATAGCAGAGCAGACTGAGTTCGACGAACTCCAAGAACTTATCGAAAGAAAGAAAAAGAATTTGCTGTGGCAAAAGAAACTCCGCGAGGAATCAAAAGAGTTAGACATTGCTATTGCAAGGCACCCAAGAGTAAAAGATCAAGTAATTCAATTGAGCAACACCGGTGGCTCACATCGAGTCGAGCTCGAAGAGTTTGATGCCGATGTCAAAGTTGAATACCGCTTGAAAAAATCTTGGGATCAAGACTATGTTGCAAAGGTGCACGCCGAAGGAAAAGTGCCAGCTAATTTATGGCCTTTCCAAGTTGAGTACAAAGAGGACAAAAGAAAAACTTCTGTACTCGCTGAACAACATCCATCCCATTACTATAAATTAGCTGAAGGTTTGACGACTGAGATATCAGATCGTCCATACGTTAGCTTTGTTGAAAAGAGGAAAACTAAATGAGTAAAAAATCTAACAAAATGATTGAAACAAAAATAAAAGATAAATTAAAAAAAGAAGGTATCAATCAAGATTGGATGAAAAAACATCTAATCATTCTTTCTGATAACGAGGAAAAATAATGCACAAAGGAAAAGAAAAATACTTAACCCCAGAAGTAGAAACTTCAAAGGAAAAATTGTTTGCTGATGCTTACAGTTATTATTCTAGATGTTACTTTAATATTAATGATTTTGTAAGGGCAGTGAATACCTTGCGAGCTGATGGCTTAGGCTACCATGCAATAGCTAAAATTTCTGGCATGACTTATAAAAGTTTGATGAATCTTTATCATCGAGATCAAGTTGAGCCTCACGAAAGGACTAGAGGTAAAGCAAACTTCTTAATTGATTTTGCTAAAACAATAAAAGATAGTGAACAAGGCGCTAAAGACGCATACACAAGGAGTTCAAATGTCAAATCTTGAAAATGAATTATTATCTGGGCTGGAGCCTGGGCCAGTGAGAATGAATATTGCTGGAGTAGACGGCATAGGTAAAAGTACCTTTGGTTCTCAAGCCCCTAACCCAGTATTTATTTGTACTGAGAAAGGTACAGCATTCTTAAACGTTAAAAAGTTTCCATTGTGTGAAAAGTATCAAGACATTATTGATTGCATTAAGAAGCTTGCTACTATGGAACATGATCGTAAGACTGTGATCTTAGATACTACAGACTGGGCTGAGATACTTACTCATGAAACTGTATGCGAAGAAAAGGGCGTTGCTGGAATAGAAGAAATAGGCTTTGGTAAAGGCTACACTGCGGCCAGAGAAAAGTTTAGAAAAATTTTAAGAGGTTTGGATATTTTACATGACCAAAAGAAGATGAATGTGATCTTGCTTTCACATGTAGATATCAGAACTTTTAATGACCCAGAGAGAGAACCTTACGATAGGTATCAATTGAAGTTGCATAACAAGACAGCTTCAATCATTAGAGAATGGGTCGATTTCAATTTCTTTGCGAACCATCAGGTTCGTACTGTGAAAGAAGGGAAGGGCTTCAACGAGCAGACAAGGGCACTTGCCATGGGTGATCCCATGCTGTTCACGAAGTTCTCTCCCGCCTTTGACGCGAAGAGACGAGTTCCTCTTCCAGATAAGATAGAGCTCAAATGGGATTCGTTTTACGACGAATATAAAAAATCAATTAAAAAATTAGCTGAGGTATAAATGCCAGAAGAACAGCTTTGTTGTGACCACTGTGGCGAAGAAATTTTAGACGGTGGGTATAAATATAAAGGTGTTTTTCTGTGTACTGAATGTCTTAGCAAGGAGTTAAATTTATGAGTGATGACTTTGAAATAATGTTAGGCGATACGCCTGACGTAGAAGATGATTTCCAACCTATGCCTGCTGGCAACTATGAATTAGTTGCTGACAAGTGGGAGAAGAGAACATCAAAAGCCGGTAATGCAATGGTGCAAGTAGAATTTCAAGTTCTAGGCCCAACGCATGCCAATAGAAAACTTTGGGAGTATTTTACTCTTGAAGGTAATGCTGTGACCGTGACCGCTAGGAAGATAAAATCTTGGCGTAAATCATTAGGCCTCAGTACCGATGTTAGTTTTAATGCTGGAGCCTTAGATGAAATGATGAACAATCCTTTTCAAGCTAAGATAAAGATTGAGCCTGGAACTAACGGATATGATGACAGTAATAAGATACAAGATTACTTGGCAAAAGGATCAGCATCTGCATCTGAGGAAGCGCCAACGGCAAAGCCTCTAGAAGATGAAGATGATGACTCTATGCCATGGGATAAATAAAAAGTCATCTCCCAAAAAGTCCTACCGAGTTGAGTTAATAATGCGGCGTCATTCAAAACTCGGTAGGCACACATTAGGAAACAAATATGATTGATGATAAAAGGTTAGTTGCTAACTCTGAGAAGTTGTTGGCAAAAATATATAAGGTAAACAATCACATACTGCCAGTTGAATTATTTGATGAAGTTGCGGCCTGTGTTGTTTCGATAAACAGATTAAAGAGAGCAAAGGTGCTATATGAAAGAAGACAAAATAGATTTGGAAAAGATCTCCAAGATGGAATTGTTGGAAGAATTACGAATGCACATGATGTCATTCAACAAAAGAATAGGGGAGATTAAAAATCCTCATAAATTATTAGAAGTATTATTAACCTATGTTGTTTGTGTTACTTACGATGTATTGGAAGAAAAAACTAATGAAGCCACTATGTTAATTGGTGCATCCTGGGGGCGAGTGATTCATGATATTGCCAAAGAAAAAGGCATGACTAGAAAAGAAATTTTTTTTCAAGCAGACATGTTGGGTAACTTAGCTGGCGGAGACAATACTGATTGGAACTCTGTAATTCAATACGGCAAAGACCAAGGACTTGTAGATAAAGATTATGTAATAGATCCAGAAGATCTTGAGACTATTGATGAACAAGAAGTGCTTGATGCTGTAAAAATGCAAATGGAAAGCAAGGATAAAACGAGACACTAATGGCTGTAAGAAGAGAAATAAAACTACATATATCCAGAGCTAAATATAAAAAGACTAGCCAAGGTTCGCGTGACGTAAAGTTTAGCACCATGAACAAGAATAGAAAACGATCTTTTAAAAAGTATCGTGGTCAAGGAAGATGATTAATGAAATTAAGACCGTATCAAGAAGATGCTATCACTGCATTAGAAAGTTGGTTTGCTACCGAATCGATAGATAAACATCCATTATTGAGTTTACCTACCGCCTCCGGTAAAACAGTTATCTTTTCTAACTTTATTAAAAGAACCATAGAAAAATATTCTGATGCTAGGTTTTTAGTATTAGCTCATAGACAAGAGCTCATTGAACAAGCAGAAGAAAAAATAAAATCAGTATGGCCAGAAGCACCAGTCGGTGTGCTATCAGCTGGCTTAAAAAGATCTGAGCTAGATGCACAAATATTAGTAGCTTCTAGAGATACATTAGCTTCTGGATCTAGATTAAAAAGTGTTGGTAATTTTGATTACACTATTATTGATGAAGCACATAATGTTTCGCCGGACGAACATACTAGATATCAAAAGATAATCAATGAGTTGTCAGCTGAACGAGCTATGCGTGTCTTAGGTTGTACTGCTACACCATATCGTATGGGCCAAGGTTATATTTATGGCAAAAGAAAAGATCATTTTTTTTATGACATTGCTTATCAAGCAAAGATACCCGATCTAATAGACCAAGGTTATCTAGCCAGGATTACTTCTTATAAAGTTGATGACGATACTATTATTGATGCGAGTAAAGCTAAACTAAAATTCAAAGGTGGCGATTACAAAGAATCTGATTTAGAAAAATTAGCCTTAGATGAAAAGACCATTGTCGCAATCATCAACGATTGGCTAGACAAAGCATATACCAAAGGCCGTACAGCTTCAGTATTCTTTTGTGTTTCAGTATTACATGCCATGAAGATGAACATGCACTTACAAAAACATGGCATTAATTCTAAGTTACTGACTGGTGAAACCCCTGGAGAAGAAAGAAAACAAATACTAGCAGACTTTGAATCTGGAAAGGTACATGCTATTTGTAATGTTGGTGTCTTGACAGAAGGTTGGGATGCGCCTAGAACTGATTGCATAGCTATGCTAAGACCGACCAAGAGCTTAGGTCTTTACGTTCAAATGTGCGGCCGAGGTATGCGCTTGTACCCAGACAAAGAAAATTGTTTGCTTCTAGATTACGGCGAGAACATTGCTAGGCACGGTTGTATTGATACCGCTAAACCAGATCAAGAAATAAAAAGAATACGACCTAAAATTTGTGGCAGTTGTTTGGCTATCAATCCATCGCATGCCAAGAAATGTGTCGAATGTAATGAAGAGTTTCCGGTCTTAGAATTTTTAAATTTCTTAGCACCTATAGAAGAAAGAAAGGTAGCAAAGAAAACTAAAGCAGATTCTGGGGCTGTTATCTCTGACGAGAAACAAAAGAATAAAAATCTTTTAGAAAAAGTAACTGGCATTAGCGCTTCAGTAGCAAGTTCAAAAAATGGTAATACTTATTGCAAAGTATTCTTTTATGTTGATGATCAGTTCTTACCCAGGATGATGCCACTTATGTTTGGCCATCAAAGAATGCACGGCCTAGCTGTAAACCATTGGTGTCGTTTAATAGATCCTAAAATTTGGGGCGTGCCAAGATCTTCTGAACAAGCAGCAGATAAGATAAATCAAGGAGCTCTTAAAGGTGTTAGGTCTGTTGGGGTAAAAAGAGAAGGAAAGTATTTTAATATAAAGAAAGTTATTTTTGATGATAAGGAGATATTTTTATGAACAAGATAAATAAAATGATAGATCATGTTATGTTGTCTGAGCCAGCAAAGTACAGACCCTACTTAGGTATGAGTCAG